TGATAATCCTTAAAATCCACTCTCTATACTCCTATGGTTGTTGTCTGTTCAACTTGTCGTTAGGATGTTCAGTTGTGCAAAAGCCGCGTTCAGCTCGTCTTCGTCAACGTCAGAGGTTGATGGTAGGTTGCGTGAACTGGTCGAGGCAACCTGGCGCGAAGATTTACCACTTGAATCGGTTCCTTTGCCAGTGTCTGCGTCCGCCCAAGGCTTGCGCCCGATGACGGTTGCTATATCGTCGCGAATATCAGCGGCTTTGGTTGCAATCTGGTGTAAATCGCTGGCATGTCCAGCGAGCCAATCGCTGGTGTCCGCTGAAATCGTTCGACCTTCCTTTTGTGCGTGTTTGGCTTCAAACTCACGCGCAGCGGCCATGTAACCGCCATAATAATAGTCAGAACCAGAACCTTGTTGCTGTTCTTGCTCGTCAAGATACGCTGCATAGTCCAGGTCAATACCACGCTGAATCCATTCCTTGAACGCTGGACCGAATGCGTCCAGCGCTGCTTGCGCATCTTCCATTGGCTGGTCGCCCATATCGAACGCGTCATTAATGGTCGCTTTCAATGCCCATGTCAATGAATACCAGCCAGATTGCCAGTCGCTGATTTGTTGCGCGCGATACTCGTCGCTGAATTCTTTCAGCGAGCGCGGTCCAGCTCCAGCGTTCTTGACGCCAGTAATCACCGCCTGGTCATTGGCGGCGAATGTAACCGGCGATATCTCCCATAGTTTGATTTCTTTTAGATGACGAACGCTTTTGTCGTTGGCGTCGCGCTCGCTATCGACCGGATCATAGCCAATCGATAATTCGCGCATATAGCGCTTTTTGATGGCGCTGTATGCCCATTGACCAAGCGAAACGTCCAGGTCAAGCTGGCCTTTCACATGCAAGCCGTTGGCGTCTTCTGACGCGTCCAGCCAGTAACCGATTGGCGAATCCTGGTCATGTTGCCAGAGCATAACCCACAAAAAATCGTCGTTATTCTTTTTCGCGGTCGCTTTGGCGCTGTTTATTGTGCGCTTGAAGGAACCAGGTTCGATAATATCTTTATAGGAATCCAGGTTGTTAAAAGCCGCGCCATAGCCTTCGATTTCGCCAGTTTCGTCATTAACGGCTTTCAACTGGAATGCAATACGTTTTGTTTCATAGCGCGGCGAACCTTTAATCGATGCTGGCGCGCGCGTTGCGAGTTTTGTAACCATGTTATGCTACTCTCCTATTGTTCAGGCGTTTCATGTACTGGCGATACGCGCGCTTGGTCGCATCGCTTGTAACCGGTAAAAAGGCTTTTTCTTCGTCCAGGCTGATTGTTGCAGCTGGAGCGGTATTATAGACTTGCGTACAACGACAATTGACGACTTCGCTCGCTGGACCGTCTGGATCGCCTGGATACTGCATTTGCGCGCCGCCAACCACAAAGTTTTCATCCATTCCAACTTCCTGGCCATCGGCTTCGCTATGTGTCGGTCGCGTCCGGCTGTCTTCGGTCGCGAGCCAGCTTTTTGTGAGGTCTAAACCTGATTGTTTGGCGGCTTCGTGCGATCCATAGTTTGACGCTCCAATAGTTTCGGTTCGCGCGATAGTGGTACTTCTATTAGGGATGATTTGCTGGAGGTATAAATCATCGATCCTTTTTGCAAGGTCCGGTATGGATTCGCCTTCTTCGACGCCTTCGGCCAAATACGATTGAATATACGCGATTTCCGTGTCGCTGACCTGTTTGGCTTTTTTCGCAGCGACAGTAAGGAGATACACAAGAACATCAGCGTTAAGAATAGAAAAATCAGGAGATAATACAGAAGGTCCAGCCAGCTTGTAGCTATAACCGTGTTGTCCATTTTTCGATGCTCCATTTTCAGCGTCAGCTAAATCGCTCGCAACTTTCGCGCCAGCATCTGACGCCACATCTTTCCACGCTTGCAGAAAAACCTGCTTCAGCGCATCCTGGCGACCGCGTATCACCGTTTCGGCTTGCGTTTGCGCGTCAGTCGGTAATGCGCTCGCGTGGATCGCAGCGATAACATGTTCATGTTCGCTCGTCAGCCAGTCCTTGAAACGCTGTTCGATGATTGGTTCCCATTTCAAACGCAGCGCTTCGAATTCGTTGGTAAACGCTTGCTTCTTCTCGCTGGTGTCCAGGTTCAAGGCTTTCATGGCGCGCTTTCCGCCTTGACCTTGATTTTGCGGATTCTGGTTTTGTTGTCCAGGCGTGTTGTTCATCGCTGGCGTTGGCGGATTGGTCGCCGCGTCAACCGCAGCTGCGCGCATGACCATTGCTTGTTCAGCGTACTGACCGATTTCTTTTAGAGGAACAAACGCAGCTTGCCATTTCACGACGTCGCCGCCAGGAACCTTTTCATAACCTGAAACGATACGCGCTTCGTTGAACGTGCATAAGCCAGCCTGGAAGTCCGCGCGAGCGCGCGCGCTGGAAATGTCGATATTTTCCTTTAAGGCTTCAATGTCATTTTTGTCATAGCCAAGATACGCATTTGTGCCTTTGCTGGTCCTGGTTGAACCAAAGCCAGTTTTATTGTTGAACCAGATGTTAACCTTTTGCTCTATTTTGTCCATCCAAGGCAAAAGCTTTTCTGTATACATCGCCTGGCGCGCTTCCTTGACGTTGGCGAACGTCTTGGCCGCGCTATCTCCCATAAGCTCTGGAGCAACACCATAAGCAACGCCAATGTTGCGCGTTGAGTGGATGAACGATTCCAACCAGTCCAGCTCTTGTGGACTAAGCGACATAGATTTCCAGTCCAGACCAGCATCAAACACCGCTGGCTTGCCAGCGTTCGCCGCTCCACCAAACTTTTCTTTGATTTCGTCTTTCAGCTTTTCAAAGTCAACTTTATTCAGAACGGCTTTCGCGGTCCACGCGCCTTTGGGCATAGCGCTATTTTTCATAAGCGCGATATTCCATTTGTTACCGTAGTTTTGAATATCCACGTCAGCGGCGACCGCTTGCAGCGGTGATAAACCATACCATTCGTCAAGCGGATTGAAGAGTTTCAAGTGAAGTATCTCGTCTGGATCGTAAGGGATTGGAACCGCTCCAGGCTGGTAAATGTAACCAGCGACCGTTCGACCGTCATCGTCTGGCGCAATCTTGACTAAATCAGGTCGTAAAAACCAAAGCTCGTCAGGCAAGCCAACGCGCGCGTCGTTTGCCCAAACACCTTTGATGTAACAATTGCCAGTTAAGCCAAGATACGCAATGATGCCTTCAACAAATTCCTGGAGCGTTTGTTTCGGGTTTGGATTGGTCCACAAGTCTAACGCTGGATCGCTTTCCAGGTCGGTATCTTTCGTGTTGTCTGTATATGCTTTCCAAGCGATACCAGCTCCAGATTCCGCCAGGATGGTAACGCATTTCATGACCGCTGCATTAACGGTCGCTTCCGACATCTGGACCTTCATCGTCTTTGGCGATTGAACGGTTCCATCTGGACCAGTCATATTAACCCATGTCGCGCCGGTTGAACCAGACAAGCCAGCAACAAAAGACTTTAAAGCGGTCGCGACACGCTGAAAAATGTTTGCCATCATGACACCGCCTTCAGTCGCGCGGTCGCAATGTCGAAATATTCTTGCTCGCGCTCAATACCGATAAAGGAAAAGCCTTCTTCTTTCGCAGCGACCAATGTGGAACCGGAACCAGCGAAACAGTCCAACACAACGCCGCCAGGTGGAGTGATAAGACGTATAAGCCAGCGCATCAACGCCAGCGGCTTGACGGTTGGATGATGGTTTCCTGGTTGCGCTGGCAACTTGCCACCGCCTTCGTGATATTGCGCGTCATAACAAGTTCGTCCAGCATGTTCTGGTAATTCTTCACAACCGCGATTGCGTTCAGCGCGCGACGCCTTTGGCGTGTACTGGAAGCGCGAAAAGTAGCGCGACGCGCCGCCAATGTCGTTAAAACCATCGTCGCGGCTTCGACCATGTACACCGAAAAACTTACTTGCTCCACCATTTGAACCTTGTGTACTTTTACTGGTTCCAGATTGCTGGTCCAGCATGGCGACTGGACAATCTGGCGCGCACTCCCATAATTCGACTTCTTCGTTTCCATAATGGACACCGCTTTTGATGTTCGCTCCCCTGTTTATCTGGCTAGGATTATCATTATTTGACGGTTTCCAATTGTAACCAGATGCGTTTCCTTTTATGAGCTGCGAGCCGCGCTGGACGCAAAACAACGTATGCGACATGACCAGGTTGGCTGGCCAGCGACCTTGTTTTGTGTCAAGCGGTTTGCTTGCATTGGAGCGCTCAAAAGTGCCAATTTGTCCACCGCCAGAATGAAACCTTCCACTTCCTGGCGTGTTACACCGTTCCATCGCTTTGGCGTCACTATCATTCAAGCCAACGCGACACCCATCGACGTTAATCGCGCCGGTTCCCCATTTCAACACGTTTTTCGCGACCGTTGGTTCAGCAAGCGGTTTGCGACACAACCACCAGCATTCGACCGCTGGCTTCAACGCCGTTCCCCAACCATCCCACTCGCGCGCGTCTGGCGTCGCTGGCGCTGTATATTCGTATTCCATCGTCTGGCTTGGCGCGCCAGCTCCAAACTTGCCTTGTCGCGTATTCCAGCCTTGCGCAGCGTCTTTTTTGATGTTGCGTCGTATATCCTTTGTCTGGCGCGAGCCAACGACCTGGCGTTCAGCTCCAGCCATCTTGTCTATCGCTTTCGACACGTCCAGCGACTTTGGAAAGCCAGAACCGAAAAGATGATACACGCAATCGCGGATTTCAAAACCAGCATCTTCTAGCGCGAGCGCGGTCCAGTGACTGGTTCGCGGTAATGCCCAAACGAGCGCATGACCGCCAGGCTTCAGCACGCGCGCAGCTTCTTGCATGACGCTGGACATAGAGGAAATAAACGCGTCGCGACCTTTTTTGCTATAGTCAAGATTATCGACCTTGTTTCCTCTAGCGTATCCAATGCCATAATTAGCAACAGCTTCTTCGCGACCTGATTTCTTTGCTTCAGCGTTGCGATTGCGATATGGAAAATAATCTGGATTATCCCAATCCTTCCCCATAAACGAAATACCAGCTGGTGGATCTGTCACAATGGCGTCGATTGAATTGTCTGGCAACTCGCGCAAGCGCTCCAGCGCATCGCCGTGCAAGATGGTATCCAGTATCATGAATCACCGCCAAACTTGTCAGCATAGGCGAATGGATCGCGCTGATAGGTTGCGACGCGCTCGCTGGCTTCTTTCGATAATTCCGCCATTTCGCGCTTTTGCTCTTTTTCCGCTCCCCACAAGCGTGGAGCTTTGCGCGTCGCGATGATATCAGCCATCATAGAAAGCGTGTCCACTTGGTCCTTCTTGCCTTTGGGGAATTTCACGATTTCGGTTTCCAGGTCTGGCAAATAATGAGCGTTGCGTCTGAAATACATGTCGCCTTGTTCCATTTTCAGCGCGCCAACCGACGCGCGCGCGACTTTATCGCGATGGCCAGGAAACCATTCCTGCGTAGGTATAGAGATGTCTACCCATTCGCCAAGCTCGTCGTCGAAGATGTGAAGGTTGCGCAATTGCTGGATTAATGCGAGCTGGTAATACACTGATTCAACCGCCAGCATTTCGAACATATAGCGCACATAAGCTTTGTACACTTTCTTTTGCTGTTCTGGATTGGAGAAATGACCGCGTTGCTGGTCCAGCAATAAGATTTCCAGGTCTGGCGTGATATCCCATTCCTGAAGACAGGTAAAATCAGCATCTTGTTTTTCGCTGATTGCCAGATCCATAACACCAGCGCGCCAGCAATGCGCTTTCTTGACGACCTTTCGACCAGACTTCGAAAACAGGATGTAATGTTCGTCGGTTTCCTCAAAATACCGGAACCATTCTTTCTTGAACTGACCGCCGCCAGCTGGAACCGGCGACTGTTGGTATTGCGCGCTGTAACCGGTCGAACCTAAATCGTGCTTTAGGTCGTCCAGCGCTTTCTGGTCGAACCGTTCTTTCCAAAGCAATTCACCAGGCGTCTGGCGTGGATCGCTCCAACCAATCGACGTTGTACATTTCCGTTCTGGTTCAAATTCAGCTGGTAAATTAAGGTGAACCCAATCTGGCCTATTTTTAAGGATTTCACCGCAAACATCGTCGTCGTGTATGCGCTGGCCAATAACCAGCCATCTATCGCTGGTTTTGTTGGCGCGCGACGACCAGGTTTCTTTGAACCAGTCGCGAGCGGTTTCGCGCTCCAGGTCGCTGTTTGCTTCAGAAGCTGCATGTGGATCGTCAATAACAAGTCGGTTTCCGCCAGATCCAGTTGCTGACGAGCCAACGCTACAAGCAAGCATATAGCCTTTGGCTGTATTCTCAAAAAAGTATTTCGCGTTCTGGTCGCTAGACAATTGCACATGAAATAATTGCTGAAATCGTTCACTTTCGACGAGGTTCCTTTTGCGACGATTATCGCGCAGCGCCAGGTTAAGATTGTAAGAAGCGGTCAGAAATTTCGTGGTTGGATCTAGCGTCCATTCCCAAACTTGCCACAAGACAGAACAGATGGTGGACTTCGTATGTCTTGGCGGAATGTTGATAACCAATTTCTGGATCTGGCCGGTTGTCAGCGCCTGGAGATGTTCGCATATCGCATCGATACACCAGCCATCGACAAACGGTTCTGGTTCGACCAGCGGCCAGAAATCGACAACAAAACGCTTCAACGAACGACGATACTCTTCAGCCTGGATTGCCAGGTCCAGGATGTTGATATCACGTTCTAATTGTTGCGTCGTCATGCTCATGACCACTAACTTATTCCTTATCAATCCATTCGATTTTGTCGTCTGGCGATTGGCGTCGCCGCTTCAAATCGTCCAGGCTTTCAAACGTTGCGAAAAAGCCAACATCTCTGGAGCTGCGCAAACGAAGCGCGATACTACCATCGGAAAACATCACACCTTCGTATGTCTTGTTACCTGGAGCTTTCAGCAAAAACCGTTTCATAATGACCTTATGACCTCTTGTTCGTATCCTTTGTCGTTTGTAAAGGTGCTTATGCGAGCAAGTGCTGATATGTGTTCCGTATCAGCACTTGCTCAACAATTATGCAGCTGGCGTTGGCGTTTCCGGTTGCGTTACCGCTCCAAGGTCCGCTTCAGCTTGCGCCAGTTGCGCCTTGGCTTGTTCCAGCGCTGCTTTGGCTTGCGCCACTTCGTCAGGTTGTACTGGTTGCGTCTTGGCTTGCTTCAGCTGTTCTTTCGCTTGCGCGAGCTGGTCCGCTGCTTGTTGGCGCTGTAGTTCAGCGGCTTGTACTTCGTCTGGCGTTGATGTACTATCGGTTGGCGCTGGCTTGCTGACCGCTGCTTGTTTCGTGGTTGGTTGTTCGCCTTCGTCGGTAACGGTCGCGGTTGCAGCTGGCGTTTTCGCTATTGCCAGGTCATCTTGCGCTTGCGTCGCTTCAACAGTTGCTTTCAAGTCCACACTGGCAACTGGAACGTCAACATGTTCAACGTTGACTTCCTGGACACCATCGCCTGAAACCGCGCGTACATGCGCCAATTCCAGATGTGCGGAAAGCTGAACCATCGGGTTTGTGAAATCGCCTGAAACCGTAAATTTCTGGACGTTGGCAATACCAACGCCTGTTTCGGCGACCATAATAAACGCCTGGTGTGTTAGTCCTTCGCTCGCGCTGATGGTTATGGCTTTGTCGGTCAGCTCGTCAGCGGTAAATTCCATATAACTCATATTGTTGTTACCTCAATACTTTATTTCGCGCTCCAGCTGTTCACCTAGCGGCGACCGTTTGACCGCGTTCAGGATTTGCGCAGCTGTACACGAACATTGAAATTTGAGCGGAAACGCCAACGTTGGCTTTCCGCAATTTGGGCAACCGATAACCGGTCGCTGGTCTGGCGGAAGCGAACGCCAATCATGCGTTACTCGTTTCAGCTTCGTCGCCATCGTCTTTTTCATCTCCAGCCTGGCGGTCATGCATCGATTTGGCAATCGCTTTCACCAGGTCGATTTCTTCACGCGTCAGCTCGCGCAGGTTGAACGAAATCAGCGTACCATCGACTGTAACGCTGTTCACAACCGGACCGCCATCCTTGCCGGTCAGTTCGACACGTTCAGCGCCGCCGCGCGCTCTATACTCAACGTCAGCGCCAGCCTTGAACAATGTTACCGCTTGCTGACCTTGCAACTCGTCGTATCGCTGGAGCTTTTCAATCGTTTCCAGCGCCAGCTGCGTCGCGCGTTCGCCTTGTTGCGCCTGGCGGTCCAGCATATCGTCAAGCTGGCGCGCTCGTCGCTTTTGCCTGGCCAGCGCCTGGTCGTGGTCAAATTTCTTAACGCGAGCTTGCCAGCTGTATTGTGAACTCCAGCGCTGCAATTGATTTACATACGACTTATTTTTACCCCACTTATCAGCAAGCTTCGCCAGGCTTCTATCTGGTCCAAGCTCGCAATAAGCGTCAAACGCCGCGAGCGCTCGCGGACTTTCATCCGACATAGAACACTCGCGGCGTTATAATAGCATCAGCTTCAACTGGAAGTTGAACAACCGACGCAAAAAATAGCAATGTAACAATCATGGTCAGCGCGCTTTCAACCGTAAACAAACCACTAGCGCAAGTATACCTGATTACTTGACAAATAGCAAACAATCCGTACAAGTTATAAACACTATCATGTGTTCATGATGCTTGACGTACTATCATGTTGTTGGTATACTTATGCTAGGAAGGAGATACACCTTGACGAAAAAGAAACCTGTTAGAAAGCCTGGTCCGGTTATCGTGAAAAAGCCTGGACCTAGTGAAACGAAATGAAAGGACAAACATCAATGGACTCTGAAGACGTTCAAAGAATTGTTGAAATCTGGATCGCTGACGCGCTCGCTGAACGCGATGCCAAGATCGCCGCGCTAGAATCGAAAGTCGCTGAATTCGAAGCGAACTTTTCATCGCTGGAATTGCGCATCGATGTACTGGATAAACAAGTGAACGACCTAGACGAGCAAGAACATTATCACGACCAATACGCCAGCGCGGACCACGTTGAACGCAGCGAAGGACAATTCCAGCGCGACATTTCCAGGTTGCAAAACAGTCTGGACAACCTGGAGTATCGCGTCAACGAGGCTGAGCGTAAAGCAGAACGCGCACAAAACGCAGCGGACGCCGCGCAGCGTCAAGGAAGGGGATACTACTAATGGATATCAGATTTCTGCAAATCGACAACGAGATTGTCAGCGTTGGCGAAACTGGCGCTTTGCGTCGCATCTACCTTGCAAGGGATTTTGCAACGATGGATTTTGACGATGGCGACGAAGAAACCCATATTGTGTACATTCAAAAAACGTCGCCGGCATACGCCAACCTTATGATGTGGTTGTATCCACAAACGCTGACGCTCCACGCTGACGAGCAATGGCGCATTCCAGCGCCGCCAGAACCGGAACCTGGTCCAGAAGGTCCAACATTTGACGAAATATTGCAAAACGTTCAAGAACATGCCTTTAAAAAGCCAGCGCCAACGCTGGACGATAGATTGCAAAACGTTCTGGACGACCAGCGCGCGCGACGCGACCAGCGCATCGCCGCCAATCCAGAAGACGCTGACGATTTGCAAAAGGCGCTGGCCGCGCGACGAGCGCAAGCGCGCGAAGTCGCTGGTCCAGAATTTGATGTAACCACGCTGAACGAATCGAAATTGATTCGCGACGTGTTAGATACGCTGGACATTTACCAGGACGCGCATCCTGGTTGCAACTGTTTACGCTGCATCAAAGTGAATGAAGGTATATTCCAGCTCCAGATGGCGCTAGAAACGCATGTCCAGCACATCAGCGAGCAAACCGAATAATCATTAAAGAGAAGCGTCAACGGGGAGTAACCTTTGACGCTTCTCAACCGACAGAAACGCGCGACCACGCTCGCTATCTGTCTCTAGAACAATAGCGTGGTTAAGACTCAACAATCAAGAGGTTAAGCTTTTTGTAC